GTCACAAATTCTGCCTTGCCGCTTACGCGACTTACATATCCTATCAAGTCGCTTGAGTCATGCCAGTTGGGCTTTACCTGTACCATCTGGAAGTTCTTGGGCTTTTGCGCCATGTATTCTTCCGACCCTTCTTCCCAACAGGCTCTCGCCAACTCTCTCACAATGCGGCTCTTTCCAGTACCAGAGATGCCGGCAAGCAAAAGGAATGGCTTGGATTTGATTGCGGTGATGTAGGGGCGGTACGTAAATGATAATTGTCTTGGTGAATCTGTTCTTACAGCATTCATATTATCAACTCCTTCTATTATTGTTTTTGCTAAATCTTGCTTATCTGCAAGGAAAGCGCACAATTCAGCAACATATGACTGAGAGGCGTTAACCAAACCAGCGCAAGCTAAGATAGGAGAAACATAGAAATCCCCTCTATCAATGGTCTTTGCACCATGCCACCATGCATAATCCGTAATAAAACGATTCAAATAGGATTTTGATGTGTCATTCAAATCAAGAGACTGCAAAGATTTATTTTCTTCATCTGATAGAGTTCCTTTGTCTAACACTTTAAGGCGTTCCTTTGTAGTAACTTTAAGAGCGTACTTTTTGTATAAAATGAGTTCATTATAGAAATCGGTAAAGTATGATGCCATATAAAACCATTGGTTGGGCAAAAATATATTTAGAAAGCCCCGTTGGTTTCCTTTGGTTTGAATGATAGCAGAGTACTTGTTATAAGTAATATTGCTGCCGTTTATTTCCTTAACATGTTCTTTGAAGGTGAGTGGCAACACATAGTCATTGCCGTCATATTGATTGAATTTACCAGCAGCAAGACTATAAATCTGTTGTAAATTTCTTAATTCTCCCATTTCTTTATTTGCTTAATAATTGTGTAACAATCTCTTTTGCTAATCGTTTTATTACAGGTAAAGCAACGCTGTTTCCGAATTGATGATACGCTTCTTTTCTTGAGACTACAATTCTAAATTCTTTATTATTTTCATTGTAGTTGTCATTTTTTGCGCACTCAGGATTTTGCCAACCATTACCAATAATCCTATAACCCTGTAATCTTCCTGCTTCAACAGGTGTAAGACGCCTTGGATTTAAGCCTTTATTTGATTGATCTATCAGAATTTCACTACCATCTTTCCAATAGCGAGCTGAAATAGTACTACAATAGACACTGTCAGAACCAAAAAGGCTATAACCAAATCCTTTGCCATTGGCTTTATTTCGTTCCTTCCTTCTTTGATGCCCTTCCCATAATCTGTCACTAATAGTATAGTATGGTTCAATGGTTTCTTCTGGTTCAAAGATGTCAGAAACCTTTGTCTTTTTAATCCGGCAAAACGAAATGTGCTCGATTTGAAAAACGAAACGTGCAAAAATCGGGAAAAACGAAACGTTCTAAAAATTTCGCACACACGACACTTTAAAGCAATAAAAAAGCAGTCCGTTTTGGGCTGCTTTTATGGTTTTTGAACGGCGAACAAACGGCGTTCAAACGAGGTTCAAATTATGCGGCATTAGACTTCACGAGCATCATATCTTTGTAACCTGCATCATAGTTCACATGCGCATTGAACTCGAAACGCTTACAACCTTCAAACGGATTGCCGAGCGTTTTGTTCTTGCCTAACCATTCACAAAGCTCAATGATAGACGACTTATCTGATGTGAAATAAACAAACGGCTTTCCTTTGAGCACATTCAACACATCGAGATAGTCAGACAAATGCCAGTACATTTTGTATGTTCCAACCTCTGTGGACAAATAAGGAGGGTCAACTATAAACACCACATTCGGCTCGTCTTTATATTTTTCGTATAGTTCACGATAGTCACATGATTCAATCGTCAAACCTTCCAGATAGTCCTCACTTGTCGGGTAGTCGTTCTTTCGGATATTATTGTATAATGTCTGCTTCTCCATTTCCTCGATGCTCAGTTCGTACTTCATCGAGAACATCACCGATGCCGAGATGGTTATAAAATCAATATAGCCCACCGTTTGCTCCTCATGTCTCAAACGTTCAAACATCTTCTCACGCATCACACCATCTATCCGCTTGTGCTTTGGCGTATTGCCAACTATCTCTCGCAAATCAGCGAGCAGCGCATTTGTCTGAGGTATATGTGCCAATCGCTCGCGGTAGTTGTCGTAGTCGTTATATACCACAGTTGCCTCTGGACGCAAATGCTTCGTTATATGGGACAGCAAACCGCTGCCACCGAACAAATCCACAAACACTGTTTTGTCGTTGAACTGGGGCAGAATCTTGATATACTCCTTTGCAAACATGCGCTTCTGTCCGACAAAAGGCAGAGGTGCTGCCATGTGCATTTTCCCTCTCATACGTTCAGTTCAAATTTTATATTATCCTCACCAGCGAGAAGTCGTTCAGTGGGCTTTATGTTGTTTTCATAGATGTGTACATTCGCCAGGTTCAGCGTGATAGACTTTAGCGGCAAGTCTATCTGTCGAGCCATCAGATAAAGGTGGTAAATGTCTGAAGGCAGTCCGAGGTTTGCATCGGAGCTGCGCTGATACGCCGACACAACCAATGCACCGTCCTCTATTTGAAACTGCACAAGGCTCAGGCATGGTGCCTGGTTGCTCTCTGCATCCGTTGCTCCGAGAAACAGTACATAGTTTTTGCTGTTGCGTTTCTCCTTGTTGATGCGCTTAATAAGTGGCGGCAGTTTCTCCATATAGGTCGGGTAACTGTTCACCAATGTCTGACCACAATAGTCCCACCACGAGATGCCTGCTTCACGGTATCGTTCCACGCTACGCTCACCCTGCATAAAAAGCTTCAGCTCTTCCTTCAGTTTCTTTCTCGCTATACCGTGGCTCTCGAATATGTCGAGCAGATCAGCCGGTGTGAGCGTCAGCTGCTCATTGAGCAAGTATTTTATCTTGCCTTTTCTGTTCTGTTGGGTCTTGCCTTCAGCAAGCACCTTCCCCAATAATAAATAGTATTTGTTCATCGTGTTTTATTTTCGATACGGCAAAGTTACCACGCTTCCGCATCAAAAAGTAACACCATGAGCAAATCACACTGCAAGCCTTTTGCAGCACGTTTTCAAAAGCCTTGCACTTTATCCCCCGAGCACCTGAGCGCTACACTCTCGACCATATCGCTTGATGAGCGTGTACACCTTGCGCTCACTCACATGATAGCGATCTGCAAGTGTCGCCACAATGTATGAGACCTTTTCGCCACCACCAAGCATCACCCGATAGTCGTTGTACAAGTCTATATATTCCACATCTTCGATGCGTATCCCTGCCTGTTGTAGCCTTTTTAACGGCTCTCGGCTAAAATTCAATATCTCAAATACTTTCATTTTCAACTAAATTATGTACCTTTGTATCGCCAATCATTTATAACACAAAAAAACACGAGAGTGCAGCAGGAGGCATACAGCCCCCGGTTGTGCACTCTCGTGGTGTTGTGTTAATAAATGATTGGCGTCTATATTAACAGGCCGGGGGCTTTTTTACATCCTCCCCCGAAGGGATTTTTTAAGAGTTGTACATGCTCAAATCTATTGCATCTTTATTCTTCCAGCCATTTTCCAGCATCTCTTGTATATGCTTAACGGCTTTCGTGTAGAAATCTGCAAGTTCATCAAGCGTTTCAAACGTACGGTACACTGGACTTTCATCAGTGCCGAACTTAAATGTCACTGGCAGCGTTTTCCCGTCCGTCTGGACGGCCAAATCGTATGCAGCCTTATAGTTGTACTGGTTCTCTTGCGAGAGCCACACGGGGGCTCCTTCATAGCTGAAGCCCGACAATATTGCTGCATCCGTTTGTTGGTTGTACCATTTTCTTACGAGGTCTTTTATTTCCTCGTCAGTCGGCTTGTGTGTCAGTTCTGCCTCCATGTAGTCAGCAGTTCTGTCATCATGTTCTTGCACGTCCCAACGAACGCGCCACTTGTTTTTGATGGGGTTCACGCATTCAAGCAGTTTCACCTCCAAACTTCCTTGTGCTCTTTTCATCAACTAAAAACGTATTTGGTTCGACCTTTGCCGAACACTTCCGTCTTGATCGTTGTCTCAAATGGGAAGCCATCCGGCACTTCTTTAATCTGGGCGAGGATATTTTTCATTTCCTCACTGTTGGTAAAGAATTTCCTGGCTTCGCCGTTCATCTCGATCGATACGATGCAGCGGTCTTCACCCTGCTCCGTCTTGATGCCCGTCTCAAAGTCCTTCACGATGATAGGAATGTTTACCAACTCGCGGATACTTACTACTGTACCCGCGAAGCGCTTTTTACCGTCTTCTGGCTTGTAAGCCACATTTAAGTCCTTAAAACTTTTCATTGTTTTGCCTGTTAATTTATTAAACAAATTGTTACAGTCGGCGTGCTTTGTCATCCCATAAAAGGATGCTGTCAGCTCTCGCCTTCTTTTTCTCGATTTTACCTCGCACATCTTTCTTGCGAACTTCTGCTTGATGCGTTTCCTTAAACGCACATTGTTTGGCCGTATCACATAGCCCAGAAAGTCTATTCCCTCAGCAGTCGGGAACACCCTCTCATTGGGCTTTACCACCAAATCTATTTTCTGCAGCTGTTCATGTATGATGTCACGAATCATCCATAGTTCCGCTTTCGTTTTACCGAGTACCACGCCGTCATCACAATATCTGTAAAAATAACGTACGCCGTACTTGTCCTTCAGATAATGGTCTAAGAAAACAGACAATAACAGATTCCCCGACCCTTGCGAGCTGCGCAGCCCGAAACTGATGCCCTCAGGCAGAAGGTGCAGAAAGTGCTCCAGCAGTCCTAACAGCACCTCGTCCTTGAACACCCTGTGGTAACACCACATTACAAAATCTGGCTTCACGTTGTCATAGAACCGCCTCACGTCAAACTTATAGCAGTATGTCGTTCCCTCTGGGTCTGCATTCAGATCTCGCTGTATGCACTTCATCAAGTCGTGCGTGCCACGTCCCTTGATGCTCGCCCCCGTAGTTCGTATGAAACGCTTGTGCAGATGTGCGTCCACCACATTCATCACAGCATACACCGCTATGCGGTCTTTCATCGACAATATCTGCAGATGTCGTTCTTTACCATATTCACAGATGATGCGCTCATGATAGCCACCGAGCTTGAACGTGCCGTTCTTCAGCTTTGCCGTCAGTTCCGCTATCACCTCGTCACGGTGCTCCAGCAGATAGCGACCTTGCCTGCACGTCTTTCGCTTCTTGCCACGCAACACAGCGTCAAACGCCTCCGACATGTTGCCGTAGTCCGTCACCTCCTCCATGATGTAGCCTTCTCTGCGCATAGGGTTCTCTGTTTCTCGTTTACGGAAGATATGGGCCTTCCTTTCCCCGGGCCAAACTTCTTCGAACCGTTACCGGCCTACCAAACTCTATTGCCCGACACTTGATGTTTCAGCTTTCCGTCCTTTCATGGACGCTGTTGCTGTGGCTCGTTTCCCTCGGCACCACATCGAGGAGCGCGTCCTCATCGTTGTACGCCGATATATTTTGATTTCCAGACGCGAGCCGACATTCGTATTCGCATTCGAAGCATCGTTATTCGCATTCGCATTCGACACACCGCCATTCGCATTCGCATTGTTGTACCCGCGATAGACCACACGGCCCATTAGGAAACTCTACCAAGATGCAAAGTTACTCATATTCCCGCCAACTCAAGCGATTATACTCAAAATCAGTTGCAAAGCGACAATATTTCAACGAAAACCGCAGCATCACCAGGTTCTTCCGAAATTCCTAAAATTTTTCGACCGGCTTACGCCGGTGATGCCACGTCTTTCGTTTTGTCGCTTCGCTCCCGCTTTGCGCGCTTCGCGTTACGCTACCTCGACTATCGCCTTATACGCAGCCACG